CGCGGCCAGCAGCCACGGCAGCATCACCTCCGGATCCCAGCCGGAAGCCTCCGGATTGAAGTCATCCAGAACACCCCACGCGCCGAGCTGGGCGATGCGGTAGCCGTGCTCGGCCAGCAGGGACTGAAGTTCCGCCAGACGGTCCTCGGAACCGCCGTCCCACCACGCCAGCAGATCCGGCGGACCGCCCGCCTTCGCGCCGGCCCTGGCCAGAAGCCGGTCGGCCTGCCGCTGAGTCCACTTCGAAAGCGCCTCAGCGAACGCGTCACGCTCCTGCTCGAAGTCCCCGAGCTCCGGCCGCTCGACTCCGGCCGCCTTCACCAGCATCAGGCGGCCCCGAGCTTTTGGGAGCGCGGGATCCTCCGGCGCCGAATCGGTCGGGGACGCCTGCCCGCCCACCAGCACGTTCATCGGGGTGATCAGGTCATTGCCGCCGTCGATCGCCGGCAGGTTCATGCGGGCCCGGGCCTCGTTGCGCAGGAGCCACGGAGCCCCGACCGCGGTCTGCAACTGCGCCGCCTGCTCCTCGAAGGAGCCGCGCAGCTTCTCCTGCAGATTGAACTCGACGTACACGCCGTCGGAGTCCGGCAGGTCAGGGATCAGCTGCAGGCCGATCTCCTCCTGGATCATCTGCAGCCACGGGCCGAGCGTGTCCTGGTAGAGCTGCTGATGCTGCTCTTTGATGTTGGAGAACGTGGCGTTGTCGAGGATCCCGACCATCGGCAGCGGGATGTGATACGCCGCCGCGACCTCCTCGCGGGTCAGCTTGCGGGCCTCGATGTACTGAGCCTTCGCCGGGTCGATCGCCAGCTGCTCGTACTCCATGCCGTCCTCGAGGATCGGCGTGCCCTGGCCGCTCTCGGTGTAGCCCCGCCACCCCTCACGGAACCGGGACCGCGCCGTCGGATCCCAGCTCGGCGCATCCTTGGGCCGCTTCAGCACGCCAGAGAGCCGGCCGCCGTTGCGCCACATCTGCTCCCGCGCCCGGTTCGCCTCGAACTCCTCCGCCAGCAGGCTGCGCAGGGAGTCGATCGGCGGAGACCCGAATCGCAGGTCCACCGGGTCATAGCCGTGGAAGTGCACCACCTGATCCGGCGTGAGCTCCAGATCACCCTTCGAGCCGTGGACCTTGAACATCTCCGGCTGCAGCCAGTTGTCGCCCTCCACCGTCATCCGCGACGGCGGAATAGGGATCACGCCGATCACGCCGCCGCCCTCGACACGGACCTTCACCCAGTACGCCGTGTCGTAGATCGCAATGTCCGACACCAGGCGTTCGATGAGCCGGTAGCGGGTCAGCTGTGCGCCCGGGGCGGCCAGGATCCGCGGCAGCGGGTGTTCCGTCAGGCGCTCCCTGTCCGTGTCCGACACCCGGCGGAAAGTGTGCAGCCCCAACTGGGCGATGTTCCGCGCCAGGAAGGACACCACCGTGCGGATCTGCGGCTGGCAGCGGTACAGGTGCGCGTACTCGCGGTAGATCCCATCCGCCAACTGCACGTAAGCCGCAGGAGCAGAAAGAGGGGCGATCGACACCGCCGACAGCTGCCCCTGGGAGACGACGAACGCCACGTCAGCCTCCCGCCGCCTGGATGAACTCGACCTTGGAGCGTTCGACGATGACCTCGCCGTCCATCGACGTATCGGCCGCCCCGTGCTGCATCAACGTCACGTCCCGCAGCACCAACAGCGGGCCGCGCTTCGCCCACAACACCCCGGCGAACGCCTTGTCCGCAAGATTCACCACCACGCGCCTGCGCACCGCGGTCCTGCGCCACGGAAACCAGCCCCACACGACGGCCACCCCCTCACACGACCTCCAGGCCGCCGTCCTCGTAAGCGCTCTTCACCGGCACCTCGCGGGCCATCGCCTCGGACAGGGCAGTCACCGCCGCCGAAACGGCGTCGATCTTTTCGGCACTGCGGGCCTTGTCAGGCTTCACGTTGCCGGCCGGGTCCATCGCCACCGCGAGGTTGTCGACCATCCACGTCACCGCCGGGTTGCCGCCATGCCGGAACATCGGCTTCTCGGGCGTGCCCTTCAGTAGCAGGCGCTGCAGCTCCTTCAGCGGCGGGCTCATCGTGACGAAACCCTGCCGGACCTTCACCATCGGCGCGTTCGACTCGGCCAGCTTGTTTGTCAGCGGCACCGCGGACCACGGGTCGTAGCCCAGCGACCGGACATCGAACGCGTCCATGTCCCGCTCGATCTGCAACTGGATGTAGTCGTAGTCAGCGACGTTCCCGGGCGTCGCCACCAGCAGGCCCTCGCGCACCCAGACCGACGCCGCCCCAGCCGTTCGCTGGTCCAGCGCCTCGACGTTGTCCTCCGGCGTCCACAGCCGCCACAGCGCGTCGAAGCCTCCGCTCTCATCCGGGAACAGCCAGCACAACGCCAGCAGGTCGGACGTGGCCGCCAGGTCCAGGCCGCCATAGGCTTCGCACCCCAGCAGCTTGGCCTCGTCGACCATGCCAGCATTGCGGTTCCACGACTCCAGGGTGAGGAACTTGGTTTCCTGCTTCGTCCGCCGGCCCAGATGCAGCCGCAGGTACTTCGCCAGATCGGCCGGAGATTGCTTGGCCTCATCCGACTTCGCCTGCAGATACGAACGGGTCGGCGACACCCCATAGCCCGGGTTCGCCTTCCGCCACGTCGCCTCAACATGCGGATCGTCGTCCCGCTCCGCCGCCCACACAACGCCGTACACGCTCGGCGCGACGAACACCCGGCGGGCCAGCTTCTCGATCCGCTGCCGCTTGCGGTCATACACCGACTCGCGCTTACCAGAGTCCGCCGTCGTGATGATCACTATGAGCGGCTGGCGGCGCGAGCCCGTGCCCGTCTCGATCGTCTCGACCAACTCGGGCGTCTTATGCTCGTGCAGCTCGTCGATGATCGCGCAGTGAATGTTCGCTCCGTGCTGGGCGCCCGCCACCGACGAGATCGGCTTGAAGTAAGAGCCGGACTTGGGGTGCAGGATGATGTGCTTCAGCGGCTTCACGTGCCGCTTCAGCGCCGGGGCCGCCTCCGCCAGCTTCTTCACCGGCTCGAAGACGAACCCCGCCTGCTCCTTCGTCGTCGCCGCCGTGATGACCTGCGCGCCGCCCTCACCGTCCGCGCACGTCATGTAAATCGCCAGACCGCCGGCCAAAGTGGACTTGCCGTTCTTGCGCGGCACGTCCACATACAGCTCGCGCACGATCCGCACGTAGACGTCCGCGTCCTCGTCCCAGCGCACCCAGCCGAACACTGGGGCGAGGATGTAGGCCACCTGCCACGGGTCCGGCCGCAGCGGATGCCCCGCCCACTGACCCTGCGTGTGCCGCAGCAGGCTGAACGCTTTGATCACCCGGTCCACGCGGTCCGGATCGAACACCGCACCCGGCGCCTCGCCCGGCGACGGCGTCTGAATCAGCGGCGGGCAGTCCGGCAGCGGGATCCCGCGCGAAGTCAGATACCAGGCGACTTCCCGACTGAGCTTCAGGCGCTCGAGCTCGGCCTCGTCCGGCAGATCAGCCGAAGGGGTTGTCGTCCTCGTCGCCATCGTCGGCCCCCCTTGCCAGGGCCTGCTCCGTCGACGGGGTCAGCCCGAAGTGCGCCGCCCAACTGCGCATCTCACGGCCAGCCGCCCGGGCAATACCCACGCACGGGTGCGCCAGCTTCCCCTGCCGCGCCTCGATGACCTGGCCCTCCTCCTGCACCGTGCGCGTCGCCTGCACGAACGTCGCCCACGCCTCGCAGTACGCCGCCAGCGCCGCCCGGTCCTCCGGCTTCAGAAGGTCCAGCCGGGACAGACCCGGCACCACGCGCTTCCACTCGGCCGCCGCCTCGCGCGACAGCCACGAAGGAGGGTTCGGCGGTACCCGCTTGAAGGCCGGGCCCATGTTGACCGGCCGGCCAGCAGTGTCCTTGCCGTCGCCACGCCCTTTGATCAACTTGAGGGCTGCGGGCTGAGCAGTGCGACCCATGATCACAGACCCCCTATGCCGGATTCTGTGCCGGGATCTCCCTCAC